CAGCCAAGCCACCTAATGCACCTCCAAATAAAGTACCGCCACCAATAGTAAATAATGTTTCTGGTATAGTAGATGTAGGATCTAGCTCATGCCTTAAATATTCTTCAGTGCCAAGAAGACCGCCTACAATAGGAGCAGTCTTTTTAAAACCTTCTCTAAAACCTATGCCTCGAGCAAATGGAATAGGAATTAAAATAGAAGGATTTAATGCATTACCAATTAATCGTGTAACAAAAGCATTGTTTTGATCTAATTCATTTCTACGTCTTGTATTAGTTTCAATCATATCTTTAACAGCTAAGAACTGTTCTGGCGTTCTAGCGTCTAAAAATTCACGATAATACTGTGGATTGATTTCAGAAAAATCTTCGTCTCTATAAGGATTGTAACCCTGTAAGTCATCTTGAAACATAGCTCCACGTTTTGCTCTAATAGCTAATGTTTGTATACCTTGTCCTATACCCCAATCTAATGCAGCAGTATTCCAGAGATCATCTAAATAAGAAAGACCTTCAGGATTTACTGGCTGTGCTAATGACTGTGCATGCAAACGCATGCGTGACATTCGATTACGTGGATTTATAGTTGGTGTAATTGGTTCTTCCATTTTTTAATCTACTAAAGATTTAAACAAATTAGAAACTGCCGGATTTATTCCAAATTCATTACCTTCGATATATCGCCCTAATTGTGCTGGTAATTCTAATAATTGTACTTCTGGTGCAATATCCATATCATGTATTTCACGCATTTTACGTAAATCTTCATCATTTTTAGTTTTATTTACAAAACCAAGTTCAGCTAATTTAGCATTATGATCTACAATCAATGGCCTAGTTTTTAATTGATATGTATTACCACCTTCATCAACCAATGGCATTGCGCCATTCATAGTATTAACAATAACTTCATATATCGGTGTTCCACCAGAATCATCTATAATAAAATCTAGATATGCATTGCGACCTAATTCTAATTCTTTATCATCTTTATAACCAAATTTTTTACCAACTTTCTTTACATGTTTTGTTAATGCTGGACTTATCCAATCTATATCACCATTAATATCATGCATACGTGCTTCAGGTGCGTTCTTAGTTATGCTATAGCCTAATGTTTCTTGCTCATAATTACTGCCAGCTGGTGTTGCTATAATTGATCTAGCATATTTACCACTAGAAATTACTTCTGTTATAGATCGTTTCATTAGTTGTTCTGCTGTTTGATTGGTGTAAACATTTAATTTTTCTTGAAAAGCAAATTTAACTTCTTTTATTAATTCCCTTGAAACTCTTACAGGTTCTTTTTGCGCACGAATTTCACGTTGAGTTAATGTTTTTTCATCACTAAAAAATCTTATAATATTTAACCCGTCCTCAATAGGTCCTGGCATATTCCTTTCAAAAAAGCTTGGACCAACTATGCTTTGTATGTCATTTAAAATTTCTAAATCTATATAAGCATTAGCTTCAGCTTTACTATAACTATCTGGAACTTCTAATAGTTCTCTAGTTTTTACTAACTTTTCATCATTTGTAAGTCTTGAGGTATCAAAAATTCCTACTTCGTTTGCACCACCTTCAATTAAACCACCTCGATTAATAAAGTCTGTATAATGTTCTATAATAGCGTTTCCGCCATCACCAAACTGTGAACCTAATTTACCCATAATATTAGCTTGTGGTGCTTGTTTTTGTATCCTATCAATAATCATAGCAGCTTGAATATAAGCATCTCTATTTTCTGGATTACCAATTGCAGTTCTTGCAAAAGTAGTAAAAGTTTCAGGAATTACCCCATGTGCGCTTACAAATGGAATTAAACGCTCAACTGTTCGATCATCATTAAATGTATTGTTGCTTGTGCTTAAACCTGCTTCTTCTAATGCTCTTGTAAAAATTCTAGTTGCAGCTTCTATATTGTCTCGTGTTTGTGGTAAATTAGTAGTACCGCCACCCCATGCATTCTTTAAAAGTGCATCAACCACAGGTTGTTCTTTTATTCGTTGTTTATTACTTTCTTCCAACTGATTAGAAAAATCGTCTAGCCCGTTTTTTATGTATCTAAATTTATCTTGTAAATTAAATCCTTTTTCATCTGCAATTTGGCCTAGCTTTAACACTTCTTGTCTAACTTCAGTATGGGGACTATCTAATAAATCAGACAAATTTTGCTTAAGTAAAGCATCCGCACTTTTTCTATTATTAGCAGCTCTATCTCTGTCTAATACAGCTAATACTGCTCTAGGATTCGCTCTTATTGCTTCTTCAGTTACGTTGAATCTTTCTCGGAAATTAATTTCATTATCTTTTTCGTATATTGTAACTGCTTTAGTGAGCATATCTGTTACTGCTTGCGCTCCCTGTGCGTTTTCAATTTTACGCATAGCAGTTACATTATCTCTCAATGCAGTAGCCAAAGCTTCATATTCTGGTTGTTTTAAATCTAAAGATTTTATAAATTTATTTGCTAAAGCACCTTTACCTGTTTTTAAAAACTCTTCAACTGCTTCTTGTCTTTGAAGATCAGTTTTCATTTGACTAAGAGAATCTAAAAGATTTTGACCACCAGCTTGTAAATCTACTTTTCTTAAATACTGTCTTTTATGTGCATTTGTTGGAAAAAAATCTTTATAATCATCAAGTTTAATTGCAAGGGCTGTTCTGTTTCCCTTATAAGTTTCATAATCATTTAAAGCTGAAGAATTTATAGCTTCGTCTGTTAACCGCTTAATGTGTATTCCTTGGTCAATTTTTCTACCAGCTAAATCTATTTTAGCTTTTTCTTGCAAAACAGCAGATGTCAATCTGCTATAAAGTTTATTTGTATACTCTTCTACTTGTGGTCTTATACGAGGATCTACTTGTTTAATAGTTTCGTTAATATAACTTCCAGCTTCTTTTTGAAACGTATTAGGATCATCAGGATTTTTAATAGCTATTTCAGTAATTGTGTCAGCAATATTGTTGTTTAATTGAGCTTCATACCTACTCAAAAGTTTTTCATTATATGCCCTACCAGAGATTGTTAATTCACTTCTTAATTCTGGTAATTCAATTAACCCACTTCGTATATTTATTTGAACGTCATTTAAACTTTCATTTGCTGTAACGTCATCTCCTGCAAAATTAGGTGAATTAGGATTATTTGCATCTCTTGAATCAGGAGATTGTTTCTCAAATTCAACTGTAGACGCTTCTAATGTAGCTTGTTTAGCACGTTTTATATCTAATTTTTTTGAAGCAAACTCAAAAATAGCATCAGCCGCATCAATTCCTGGTTGCATAGAAGCTGCAATCATTCTGCCTGTTCTACCTATACCGCCAATGTCTGCAAACCCTACTGGCTGATTTGTACCTTGTCCTTGTAATCTTTTTCTTTTAGCCATTTTAAATATTCCAAAGTATTATTAAAGACCAGCGACTTTTGCAGCACCTTTTAATAAAGTTCCACTACCTGCTTGCCACGAATTTTTTCCCATGCGTTGAAATTCTGCTGACTCTGTTTCTGCTGCTGTTCGTGTTAATAATAATTTTCGTCCACTTTCTGCAGATTGCAAATTCATACGTCCAATATCACGTTGCAGAGTTCTTTGATTAGATTTACGCAACGCAAGCAAACTTCCCTGTCCGTCTAATGCTGTCTGTGTATTGTTACGATTAAACTCTTCTACTTCTAAAAATTGTCGTCTTCGATCTGATTCCTGTTGAATACCTCTAATTCTTTCAAGATTTTCTTGATCTATAGCTTCTACTCGTCGTATCTCAGCTTGCGCTCTACCATAAGCCGCAGCAGTTTTCTGCTGTTGATATTGCTGATATGAACTAAATGCAGTTGATACAACTGTTAATGCAATTTCCCAAGTCATAAGGAAACCTCTTTATAAATAGATAACAACGTAAAAGGTAATGGAGAAGATTGCGATATTGTAATCTGTCCATCCCTATCCCATCCTAATAGATTAAAGACATATTTACCACTTTTTGCAGATGGAGCAGCAGATAAATCATCTGATACCTGTCGAGCTATAAAATCATATCCACTTACTGAAAATGAAACACTTTCATAAACATTCAAAATAACTCTAGCTACTCGTTTGTATTCACCAGAATAAGAACCAGCCCCATCTGATACAGATACAGGTAGATCTGTAATAGTTCGTGTATAATCAAGACCACCTACTGGAGAAGTTGCGGTTTCTGTTAAGGTAACTTGACCAGAACCATTAACTGTAAAATTACCATGATGTATATTTGATTGCACTACTGAAGCTGAAGCAGCAACAAGATGCGATAAACCACTCCAAGTTGTGCCACTAACAGAAGACAAACTCTTTGCACAATCTACTGTTTTACCAAAATCAAATTTCTCTAAATAGTAAACAGTAGAGCTATTTACAGTTCTTTTTACACAAGCAAAGATTTCCTGGTTCATTGTTGTTACACTAATAAACTGTCCTGTAGTAGTCCAAGGATACCATCCGCTAATTTTTTCTGATCGAATAGAATGATAAGCAGAAATAGAACCAGCAGTATCAGTATTTACTACAAGAGCAAATTGTTCTGGACCACCAGTATGACCATATAAAACTGCAAGATCCTGTGCGCCAGATATCATTTCATTAGAAATTAGTGATATAGCATCTGCTGTATAAGCTTGTTGTACATCACTATAAATTAATTCTCGAGCAACTTTGCCTGTGTCCTGAATATATATTGTTGCACCATCAAGTGACTGGGGTGATACGTTACCAATTCCATAAGGAACTTGCGCTCTGAATATAAAATTTGTCGGACTTACAGGAGATGTATCACTCTCTACAACATAACCAACAGATCTATCTGTAAAAACTAATAAGTGTCTACCAGAATGTAGATGTCTAATTTCATTTACTTTAGATGTTCCTACATCAACCTGTATACTTTCTGCATCTAAAGCAGATCCAGCATCAAAATTAAAATAAGCCCCTTTTTTAGAACCCCAGATATTAGATGGTAGACTCAAACTACCACCAAACCAAAGACGTTGTTGATGAAAAGCAACAGATCGTGGATATCCATAAACTGCGGAAAATGCACTTTCATTCCATTCAGTAGTAGTTGAAGCTGATGTATAAGAACTAAAAGCTTCTTTGACTGTTGCTGTTGCTGTAGTTGTATTAGTAACAGCCGTAATAAGAAGTTGTTTCCATTTACCAGTATCATCATCATCGATGCGAACAACTACGCCAACATGTGCGTCTACAAAATGTGCTGCACTTGTAACTAATGTACCAGACGCACCCGCAGTTAAAGTACCAGTATATTTAATAGTAGTCGAATTATCCGCATATTTATAAAAAGGCTCGTAAGTAGGATAACCGCTAGATGCAACTTCAAAAACAAGATCGGCACTTGTAAAAGTAGAAGCTCCAGTACGTAATAACTTACGTGTAGGAAAATCTTTATGTGTAATTATAGTTGTATCGCCATTAGTATCTAAGCGCATCTCCCACATAGTTGTAGCGTTCCAAGGCTGTGAAGTAAGATTTGTGACAGCCGCACCATCTTCATCAAAAATATCAATTCGACCATTAGAAAATGCAAATACATATAATTGAGTTTCGTTAAACTCCATATTCTCAATACGTGATTCACCTTGCAGAGTTGCAAGATAATTTGTACCAGGTCTACGACGCACACCGCCCTGCACCAACGGAGAGCTATTGAGCAGGGCGGCAGCTCCGTTCGCATACACAGTCGTATCCTCACGACCAAGCATACGGGGATCTACTTGACCGCTAGAAAAGTTAGTCTGAAGCTGGCGAAATTTTGCCAAGCCCTATCTCCTTACTGTAATAAACCTTTTAGTTTCTATAGTTGGAACTGTATCTATCTGACTATCAACATTACGTGCTTTACGCATTTGAAAATCAGCTTTGCTTTCATAAGATTTAGCAAGATCTGATTTCTGTATTACTGCCAAAGCAAAAACTGCGGCTAGTTTGTATTGAACACCCAATCGAAAATAAGGAGGCCAATCAGCTTCATCAGCACGATATATGTAATTTAAAAAAACACTATCAGTACTGCCAGCATTACAGAAAATCTTATCGCCATAGACTTCATAAGTTATGTCAGCATCATTTACAGTTACACGACGTACAGCAAGAGAATCAGTTGGCACTTGATAAGCAGCATCCCAAAGTGTATCTGGTGTAGAAGATAACCGATTTAAAGCATCTGATTGTTTAATGGCAAATCGCCAAGGATGCGAGGTTAAACAATCTTCTATAATTTCATCATAAACATTGTCAGCGACTATTGCTCCGGCATCATCATCGGTAAATGATGCTATTGGTGATGCACCAATTAGAACTAACGCATTAGACGCTATAGATATATTTGTATTAGCAACACCTGGCATTGCGAGTCTCCTCTACTGTATTGGATAGAAAGCATAAGGAAGGAACTAACCTTAGCTTTCTATCCATACACGCAGGTTTAGTCGCTATCCGTAAGAGTCAAAGCAACACCGTCAGAAACGTCAACAACTGTACCAGTATTACTTAAAACGAGACAACGTGACATAACAGCAGTTCCACCAGTTGAAGTATAAGCTTCAACAATATCACCGACATTCATCACAGGAGCCGCATCATTAAAATAACCTTCGGTATTAACAGTCGCAATTGTATCCGTGGTAGTATAATGCCACAAGGTAAATCCGTTGCCGTTAGCCAACGAAGTCAAATTTGCTGCAGAATAAGCCATGTATCAATCCTCCTTATTAAGTATTGTAAAGAACTTCGACACAACCGGTATCGTCAATCATACATGCACCGTGAGACATATCAGCGGCAATCAATGTAGATTTCTTAGTTGGAATATAATCCATATCGATACTGAAATCAGCAGCGATACCGTGGCCTAAAGCAGATGAATGATAAGCAAATGACTTAGTATCAGCAGAACCGTCTTGAGGAAGATTCTCATGTGGGAACCATTTATACCCAAGCCAGTCTTTAGCTGTTACACCTTCGTACCAGATATTGCTTTCCCCAATGTAATCAGAATTAGAGAACTCATCAATATCAAGTAAGTCACCCCACATACCCCAAGGAACAACCCAATATAGATGACCATCAAAAGGAACACTTGCATTACCCATAGCCTCCATAATTGCTATTGGTGAAGCAGCCGCAGTCCAAGTGGCGGCAGAGCCGACATTTGCTGAGTTTGAAGAAGTATCCATTTGGGTAGTAATGATACTATCAGTATCTTTACCCATAGCAGATGCTAGGTTTTTAGTTTGAGCAGAACGCTCATCATGTTGTATTTTCAACTCGTCTAGTTTATCAACATAAATACCAGCATAACGATCTTGCATTGTGCAAGTAACTGGTGCGTGAGAAACATGAGTTATAGGAATATCGCCTTCACGGGATTTTGAACCCACTTCAGCGTTTCCAATAACCTGAAACGTAGTAGCTGAACCTACCACACCGTTTTTAGTGCGGATAGTATTACGCAATTTAGAACCCATTTGCTGGTATTCAATATGCGCTTCACTTTCGAATTGTGTTACGAAAGCATCATCAATGTCTGGTGCGGCCATTTAAGCCTCCCTATCAAAAGTTAAACACAGAAGTTTTACTCCGGGTGTCGTCAGTCAAGGGATGGGCGGGTATCCTTTCGGGCCGCCAACCTACTTCGGGCCGGCTATCAAAAAAGAGAGTAGTCAAACACTTTTTGTCTGACTACTCACAAGTTTCAGGCAACATTCAAGGGAGTCAACGTGCCTGTGTTAATCTTTTAAAACCTTCAGATACTTTTTGATTTAATGCTTCACGTTCTGCACCAGCTTTCATGCCACGTACACGCTTTTGCATTTCCTGCAGTTCAACAAGTGTTGTCTGCCCACTTGGACTTGCATCATTGCCTTCTAGTGATACATCTTTTGTAAGAGCCATAATTTCTTCCATTGCAATAACTAGTTCAGCATTACTAGAAGATCGAACTATTGCACCATAAGCTTCTGCACTAAGATGCCTTGCTGACCACATATCAACTCTATCTAATCGAGCTTGTGCATTTTCACCAAGTTTTTCCATTTCTGCTGGTATATCAGGTTGTTGTGCCAATTCATTTTTTACATATAAAGCAGTAGCTTCGTTAAACTCTTCTGGTGTTAATCCTTTTTTATGAGCAAACTCTTTCCATTCCTGCATTACAGGATCATTGCCTTTGAAAGTAATTTCCTGTCCTTCAGGTAATATACCTTCTGGCATTACAAAATTATATTCTTCAGCTGTAGCTGGAACATCTTTACGCAGATCTGCAAGCCATTGTTCCTGTAGCTTGTCTGTTTCAAGTTCAGGTTTTTCACCTAGTTTAGCTTCTAATTCTTTATAACCAGCTTCAAGTGCATCAACATCTTTGTATTTACCAGCCAGCATTGTTGGTGCTGTACTAATTTCAGCTGATTCAGTTTGTGGGTTTTCGTTTACTTCGCTTTCTGTTTCGCTCATTTTTCTCTCTCCGTCCTTGTTCTACACGCTTATCAATTAAGTGAACAAGATATCTTTGTCCTTCCAGATGTATTAATGAATTAGCTTCAACCTGAGAAGGGTGCAAGACAGCGTTCACAGTTATTGATTTTAAATAGTCGAGACATGCTTTACCACCACCTGTTTCGAAGATTTCCATAAATATAGAATTTAGTTCTTCTTCTTCGGTATGCTCTCGACCAAAACCATCAAGTGTTTTTTTATGTGGAAGTCGTTTTAAACGCTCCCAGCCTTGTTCCTTTTTTAAGGCAGTAATGCTCTTATTCCCTGTATTGGATCTATTCCTTGTGCAGCACTTTCAGCCATTGCATCACCAGTTTGCTGTGCCATTTCCTTCTGTTCATCAGAACTTCTAACATGTTCACTTGACACTTCATACCATTCTGCCAGTTGTTCAGCATAACTTTGTGTATCTATGATTGATAATGCCGCTTGTGGGCCAAACAATTGTGTTAAAACTGTTGCATAATTTACATGTTGTGCAATGTCTTCATTGCGCTGTGCTCTTGATAATGGCGATACTGGAACAATTTTCAATTCTCGACCATTAGGTAAAGCAGGCAAATCAATTCGACCTTGCTGTTTTAATAAATATATTACTCTTTGTATTACAGGCTGTACATATTCAGACTGAAGACGTCCATAGGTTGAACCTAATTGACGGCTCATTTCTGCCATACGTTCAGCAGTTTCAGTAGCACTCATAGGCGTACCTTCTCTACGGCCTAGAGTTTCATTATAAAGAGCTTTATTAATATTATGTCTCATATCTTTTAAAACAAGTTGAGACACATTAAAATTTCCTGGTGTTGATAATGGCTCAAGACCACGGCTATTTGTTGATCGAGGTATAATAGTTCCGGGTACTAAGCGCACATTTGCAGGATTAATTACACCATCATCATCGGCTTGCCAGATACCAGCGATAGCCATTTCAGCATTTTCAAGTATTAACTGAACAGTAAGATTAGCTGTCTTGATTGCCGCCAAACTGTTATATAACGGACCTCTGCCGTAAACTTCGCCCGGATGTTTTGCCCATCGGAAGTTTACCCAAGGGCTAGAACCAAGTCCTGACCAGTTTGCAGTAAAAATAACATGTTTAGTAGATTCTTCTATAACCATATGGTTGTATCGTTCAACACTCAGATCCGACCAATCACGCATCGTTGCTTCAATCAAAGCAATTTTTTCGTCAGGTTTATTTTTAATGCAATCATTAATCTTTTGAGAGTAATTTCCTCTAGGCCATATAATCGGTATATCAACTGCTTTAGGTTTTCTTACACGAAACTGTGCATCAATACGATCAAACGGCCCCGGCTCAAGATAAATTTCAGCTATTGGTGTTGCATGAAACTTAATAGGATTATTAATATCACCTTCTTCAATAACCATATTGCCAGTACCAAGTGCTACATCAAGAAACGCTTCATGTGCTTCTTGCTGGTAATTAGAACTTTCAATAATATCAAATATTTCTTCTGTTGTAGTATCCAGTTCCGCTTGCAGATCTTTCAATTCGTTTTCATCAAAAAATCTTTTCATCGTAGGGGCTGGTTGTAATCTTGACCACCTGACATTATTTGGCGTAATGCCTTGTACCATCCTTGAAGAAAATTCCTGCGTACCGACAACAGCAGTTTCATCAAAAATTAAATCATCTCTGCGTGATCCAGGGGATCTTTCATAGATGCTGGATCGGCCCGGCATTGTATAATCAAAGATTTCCTGCCAAACATTCTCCCAATTAGATCGAGCCTGTTTAGCCGCTTGATATCTTTTGTAAACCTGATTTACATTAACCACCTAAGGTATCCTTTTTTTCATCTGGGAATCCTAAAGGACCAGCACTAAGTAAAGATTTTCTACCACGTAGATTACGCATCCTAGCACTTTTTTCTTCCATGCGTTTTGCCTCAAGATCTGCTTTCTCTTGATCTGCCCTTGCTTGTTCTTCAGCACGTCGTCGGGCTAATTCTGGATCAGGTTGAGGAACAGGAGGAGGTTTTGGCTTGCTAAAAAGACCACCCATAATACTACCTTTTTTTCATCATTGGTTTTTTACGCATAGTTTTCTTACGCATTGGCTTCTTTTCCATAGTTTTCTTTGATGGTCTGCCAACTGTTCTTCCATATGTACCCTTACCCATAGGCATGATCTTACTCCTTTTCTATTGCTGTTCAAAGATTACATCCGCTCCTAAACGCTTCAACTCACAAGAAAGCTGATATGGTGTAATAACAGTTGGAAGACGCAATCCTAATAGTTGTTTAGCCCATGAAACACAATATAAAGGTAGTCTTGGTCTTATATTTCCAGTTATACCCTGTGTTTCAAAAGACAACATCGATCCTTCATTTTCAATTCGCCACCATACCGCAGTTGCTTCTTCTCCATTCAGAAGTTCTACGAAAAGTCTTTTTGAAGACCATTCAACAAAATGCCATATATTATATTTTGGTTCGTATCGCATCATTATTACATGACGAAATCCTTTACGTGTCCACATACGCAACCACCAAGGCACATCAGTATTTACAAATCCTACAAACCAGCGTTCCTTCGCCATTTTTTATTCCGATCAAATACATTGTAACTGCGATCAGCCATAAAAGTTTTCATAGGTTGCCCACCACTTATCAGTTTGCGACCCTCTCCACCACCAAGCATTAAGTATTGCAATGCATCGTGAACATGACTGTATTTATTTTTGTTTGGGCGTAAATCATACTTGGCTTCACCTGAGACTTGCATACGTCTATACTGGTATCCTGATGCAAAACCTTTTCGCAATTGAGTACAGGAAGGATCTATTAACAAACCCGGCTTTCCATCTACCATACGAGTAAGTGTTGCAGTCACAGATTCAATACGCATAACAGGATCATTAGAAGGGGCTGGATACGCAACAATTCCATTTGCACGTAAGATCTGAAATGGTGTTGCTTCATCTGTTTGCGCTCTTTGATCTCCAGCTGGGTCTGCATAAATCAACATTTCGTTTTTAGG